AAGACTTTCCCATGACGAACCGGAGGGGGGGGGGGGCAGGAGGGGCGGGCTATCGCCCGCCCCGGTCAGTTTGCCAGTTACTCAGTTTCCAGTTTGACGAAAGCGGGGCGCCCACCGAAGGCCCAGTAGGAGCTCGAGCGCGGATAGTAGAAGTCCAAGCCGAACACACCCGCGCTGGCTCCATGGTACCAGTAGCCACCACGAATCGCACACCGCTCGGCTGCGCCGTTGTTGGCCCAGAAGTAGTCACCGTTGTAATCCTCAGCAGCGGCACCGTCCTCCGGCAGCAGAGCCATAGACTGGAGATACAGCTTCGCCGTGGCACTCAGGCCGGTGGAAGTGGTGGAAGCAAAGGTTGCGGAACGGGCACTGTCGCTCAGGCTGGTGATGGAGGCCCCCCACTGCCAATGACTGGACACGAAATCCAGCTTGACGCTCCCAGCGGTGGTGCCCTGGCCGTCTGGCGTGATGAACAGGTCCTCCCAGGAGGTCGCCGCTGCTTTGATGGCCCTCCACTGGGCGGAGGCGGCGCTGGTGTCCACGTCCGGGTCGGCGGCGTTGTTGTAGGGAATAACCTGAAGCTCGCCCTTCACCAGACGGATGCCGGCGGTCCACTCCCAGACGTTGCCGTTCAGGTCGCAGATACCGTCGATGGTCCCGTCATGCCGCCAGCTCAGGGGGCCCGTGCCGGTGAGGACGCGGGCAGTCCTCCCGCTGTCCAGAACGCCAGGAACAGGAATGGCCTGCCGCGCCGTCTCGGTGGTGTCCTTGCCATAGTTGTTGTTGCCCTTGGGCTGGGTGCCATTCTTCTTGCACCAAAGGGCCAGGAAAGCCCACTCAGCCGCCGTGATGCAGTGATGGCCGAAGCCCTTGTTGCGGCAATACTGCTCATAGGTGTCCAGCGTGACGTTGACCATCGGGTCCACACCGGGGAGGCTGTAGATGCGGTTGGCATCCGCAATCCCCTGGTACTTCCCGATGTAAAGGCTCGGCTGCTCCACTCCGCTGACACGGAACGCCGGGTGAACAGTATCGTCCCCGCCGGTCAGCAGGTCAGACAGGTTCTGAGCGCCCACCTGGACGTAGATGCTGGGCATACCCTTGTCATCGGTAATCATCTTATTGCTGGGGCAGACTGCCGCCAGCGCGAGGCCGGTAGTGTCAAAGTTCATCGTGTTTTCCTCCTGTTTTTTAGTTACGCAGGCCGTTGATGGCCCACAGGGTCAGAGTGACATCGGACATCTCCAGGGGAATGGCCTCCGCCGGGGTGAACTGCTGACGCATACCGCCGGTTTCGTTCTCGGCCTCGGCATCGGCCTCATCCGGCTCGATGGGCTGGGGCTCGGTATACTTCGTGGCGGGGATGTCCACCTGCGCCACATAGTAGCGGCCCTCGCCCACGCCCAACACCAGATTGCCGTCCTTGTCGCCGCAAATGTCGAGCTGAACAGGCCAGTCCTTCTGATACTTAGCGACGTTGACCATCAGCTCATCATCGCCGAAGGTCAGCTTTGTGGTGCTCTGCTTCCACTCGACCTTTCTGCCTTCGTTCTTTTCGATAACCCTCACTTTGGTAGCCATTATGCCATACCTCCCTTAATTTTCAGCTCCAGGGTGACGCTCTTGGCGGAGCCGTCGAACGATACCTTGAAGCCATTGAGTGCTTTGCCGGTGATGTGGATGTCTCCCAGGAGGCCGCCGCTGACTTGCGTAGCGGTAGCCTCCACAGAGTAATACAGGTTCCGGCGGTTCTTGGTCAACGCCACCGTGGTGGGGGAACTGACCGTGGAGTTGAATGGAAACGCCTTACCGTTGGTCAGCGTTACCGTATGGGTCTCGCCCAGGATTTCCGCGAAAATCTCGGCATCGTTGTGTTCCTGAATCCGCCGGAGCTGAAGATAGCCCTCAGTCAGAATCTGAGCCGCAAAGTTCGCGTCCGCGACGCCCTCCTCCATGTTATTGAAGTGAGCTTGGTCCTGAAGCGTTCCCTGCTGGATGACTGCGCCGGTCTGGTCGGTCACATGGTCCAGCCAATGTGTTCTGTGGTACACGATTTACACCTCCTTGATGGGGAGCACAAATTTCAACAGCGTATTCTGAACGCTGGTGTGCTCGATGTTGACGGTAGCACTTCCGGCGAGTACGCCATCGCTGTCGTAAACCCGCACAGCGGTAATCTTGCCGCTGCTGCCAGTGCTGGGAGCGTTCGCCAAAACAATCAGGTCCGTCCCCTTGACCGTCTTACTGTTGATGTGCGCGGTTTTCCACGTACCGTCTTCCTGGTACTGGAAAAGAGTGAGGGAGTCAATCCACTTCTGTCGTCTCTTTGCGAGATATTCCTCGGTGTAGAACGCCATACTGTCCTCCTTTCCCGGCCATCATTGGCCGCAGCGTTTTGTATTGCACAGCGGCGCGGACACTGTAAATCCTTCCGCAGAGCAATCAAGGGTAGTTTCAGATGCGGCCTGAGTGCCGATTCCAGCGGGATTGGGCGTCATCCCACAGTCAACAATTTCGTGTGGCGCATCCACCGAAACGCCGTCTACTAAACCAGAAACCGTCATATCAGCCTGGGCTGCACCCCCAACCGCTGTTTGTTCTGGAACGGTGCCGCAGCCAGTCATACCGCTTCTGGCGGGTGTTTTCTTGAAGCCTTCTGCAAAACCAGAGACGCTTGCTCCGCCGTCTACGATGAAGGAAATCCCTGCCTTTTCTGGGTATACCCCGGTCCGCTCTATATTTGCGAACGGCGGTACGTTCAGAACATTAGCAAGCGCAGGATTGGACAGGACTGCCGCACCGATACGTCGGGCGATAGTGCTTGCAGAGGGTATCGTTCCGCACTCGTCGGCGCCAGCGGCAGAAGGCTCAGATAGATGCCCGGATGCACCGCCGGGGACAGCCGCAATAAACTGTAGCACGTTGCCCAGCGTTGCAGTGGCTGGCTCAGTACCACAAGGTTTTCCATCGCTCTGGATGTCTTCAAGAGAGAGGCTCACCGTGGTTATAGCTTGTTCGAGCCAGCCCAGCGTTGCGCTATACGGGTAGGTGCCGCACATTCTCATCAGATACTCCAGTATCTCCAGTGAAGCAGAGGCGAACACAGAAGCCAGCTCGCTCCAACCGACCGTCGCGTCCATCGGGCGTGTACCGCAGACAACGCCGCCACACGGCACACCCTCAATAAGCGCGTAGAGAATATCGGAACCGACCTGAATATCCGCATTAGTCAGCCAGCCCCTTGTTGCAATCTCTGGATAGGTGCCGCAGAATCGCGTCAGATATGTCGGGAACTCTAACCGGGCAGAGGCTCGCAGGGTTGCCTTTGTCGTCCAGCCCAGCGTGGCCCTGCACGGGAACGTCCCGCAGTAGAGCGTGTTGCATGGTGGCATCGAGTAGTTCCACGCCTCTAACTCATAGCTGACTTCGATAATATGGTGGAATACGAATACAAGGTACATTCCGAAGCCCACACCAGCAGCAAGCAAACGCTTTAGGTCCGCTGCTATCTGGTCGATGAGTCTTTGCCGCTCAGGGGGAATGACCAGTGCGTTCACCATCATTTTTTTCTTAGCCGGGAAATCATCTTCAAGCTCAATGTCAGTCGGCTCCACATCCAGCAGTTCAGCGGCAGCGTTGATAAGCGTGTCGTCATCACCGCCGGAAAGCTGGGACATCACCTTGACGCGGATTTCCAGCCGGTAAAAATCGTCTGTCGTACCATTCCGCTTTACGCCGAAATTAGCTCCATATCTGTCCAGCACGGAACCTTTGGCATTGTCCAAGTTGTCCCACAGCTTTATTTTCTCAGCCTGCCCTTGAACCATATCGAGGCCCCACGCAAAGATAGCGAACAATTTTCCGATTTTCGTTTCGGGTGGAATACCGCGCCGCTGGTTGTCGTAGTCCTTCCGACTATAGGCGCTGGTCAGGGCGTATAGCATTTCAGACAGATGGTTTTTCATGTCACAACCACCATGCTTTCATTGGTTACGGCCTTTTGTCGAGCCAGGATACTGATGTTGTCCCAGCCGTAGGTCTTACCGTCCGCGCTGATTTGCAGGTCGAAGTCCACTACACCCTGCACCTTCAGCACTTCGGTGGGCATTTTTACGCAGATGACCGACTGCCCAATGTTCAGACCGCCTCTCGTATCGGCCCCGATATACGCCACAATACTCTGCTTTATTTGTTCAATCCCGTTCAGCGGAAAATGCTTATCGGTTACAAGGTTAAATACCTTGACCCAGATATTCACAGGAGAGGGGCGGCTGAAGCGAATGTTATAAGTTCGCCCAGAAGCCGTAATAACCGGGACGGTTGTGTTACCGAAGCTCTCAATGCCTGCGGCTTTCCGACGATAAATAGCCTGAGCGATTTCCTCATCCAGACCACCGTAAGCAATAATCTCTACGGAATGGGGCGGCAGGCCGCTCTCGCTCTCATCATCGGTGTCATTCTCCTCTCCAGTTACAGCGATGACAGCCTCAACACTTTCGTAAACTTCGGCGATAATGGCCTCAAGGTTCACACCGCCCGCAAAGTCTACCGATTTGTAGTACCGTTCCCGAAACTCCGCATCTGTTTCGGTGTTACGGCCCCCATCGAAGGGCTTCGCATTTGTAACCGTTTCGATGCCCAACTTCGGGTTTGTAATCGTAGTTATAGTCCCTTTCAGAGTATTACTGTCGGGCCCAGAGGAAACCGCTGTCGCCGGCAGCGTCACCTCGCCATTTCTAATCACACCAGAGCTGACCGTGATATACTGCATCCCCGCAGTCGTTTCTGCGAGAAAGCCTTCCGGGACTTCTACGCCATCCTCGCCGGTGAAGGTCAAGTAGCCCACGGCTTTTTGCGCCCCCAACAACCGCAGCCCTATAGCACGGCCCAGATTGTAGAGGCTGGCCCCCACCGCTGTGTCGATGAACCGGCTGTTGTAGACATCCTCCAGCGTAGTGAACAGGAGGTTCAGCATCCAGGCGTAAATGCGGAGGAAGATGCCGAGAGGGGAGCGCACGGTCAAATTGGCTTTCGTACCGAACAGCTCGCGGGCCTTGTATTCCAGGGCATCCAGCAATTCCGCATAAGTCGGGCGCCGGAAGCCGGCATCCGTTAAGCCCCAATCAGTCGCTTTTGCCATTACGTTGTCACCCCCAGATTTATCGTTTCGCCGGAGTCCAGGGTCGCTGAGATTTCAACAGACACGCTGCGGTTCTCGATGCTGACAGAAATCTCATCAACCCTGGACACTTCGGGTTCCTGGAAAACGGCCTCACGAATGACCTCCTCAACTTCACCCGGTTCTAAGTCGTTCTGGCTTACGCCCATGATGCGCTCGTAGTCAGTGCCGTGCTCCCGGTCAGCAAAAAACTCCGCTTTCCAGGTCAGCAGCGCATGGCGCACGTTCTGAATGGTGGTGTCCGTGTCAAAAATCTTCTTGAACGAACCCGTGTCATCAAAGACTAAATCGCGGGTTTCAGGGTCAATCAGCAAGGTCATGTTTTCCATAGTCTTACACCATTCCGTACTCCGCGAACTTCTCGAAACCGCCGAGGTCTCTGATGTAGCTGCGGGCGTAGTCCACGATGCCGCCGAACGGCACCGGGGGAATCGGGTTCCCATTCACCAGGATGTTCACCACGGTATCGCCGATGGAGCAGTAGGCCGTGACGAACGCGCCGCCGTTCTTCCGAGACAGGGCGTTGAGGTAAATGCTCATGGACACATCCGCTTTCGACAGGTCCTTCCCATGCAGCCCGTTGGGGTTGCAGTAGGGCTGGTCGCTGCCCAGCTTGCGATTCGTGCAGCCCGTGTCGGTGTCCGGCCCGCCGGTCCAATCGCCAATCGGGTTGATGGTGTACCGCTTGAACCCGACCAGACCGGGGAACTTTTCGATTTCCTCGATGGAGGCATTAGACTGGCAGATGGTGGCATCCTCCGCCTGGAAGTCGAACAGGTACTTCCCGTCGTAGGGGAACCGGGTCCCGAACCGCTTGGCGAGCTCCGTCGCCCTGGCATAATCCGGGTTCCATTTGGCGGCGAACACGCCGTTGTCGCCGCAGCGAACACCGTCGCGCTGATTCTGGGACAGATGCACGTCCTGGGGCACCTGGGTGAAATGAAGCTCAACGTCCCCGGCGATGCGCCGGACAGCCGCAGCCACCGCTTCATCGGACAGCCTCACGCTCGTCTCGGCGATGACCGTGGCCCTGCCGTGGCCCAGCAGAACCTCCACCGCAATCTTCGGCGCGGGGTCCTCTTTGTAGGCGAGGTCCACCAGGGCGCCGGCGATGCGGTCCGCCAGCTTGTCGGGATGGTACATATTGACTTTCTCAAACATTGGTTCTTCCTCCTAAAATTGATTTAGCCGCCGAATATCACGTTGCCGCTGCCGTCCTGGACAGTACCGCCGAGGGAAACAGCGTCGCCGATTCTGGCGGCGGGCTTACCGTTGATGACTACCTTCGAGCTCCCGGCGACAATCACATCCTGATGGCCGGGGTGGGTGACACAGCCGTGGGCGGAGTAGTGGTCTCCGACCCGGCCCGCAAGCCGCCCGTTGATGATGACGTTCGGGCTGCCCTCTATCAGAGGGGCCGGGGGGCAGGCGTCGTGCCCGGTGCAGTTGTCATTCAGCCTCGTAGCTTCTGGCATGGGAGCCTCCTCCTAATTGAGATAAACCTTGCCGCCGGTCGTGACCTTCATATCCCCCTCCAGAGTGATGTTCAGGTCCACGCTTTTCATGTCGATGGAGTTCTCGGTGAGCTCCACAACAGTCGTGTCGGTGTTTTTGAGAATCACCTTGTCTTTGGTGATGGCGGCGAATATCTCCCCGTCGTCCTTCGCTATGGCGATGCTCTCCTCCGGCAGCCCTTTCACTTTGTAGTCGCCGGCCACCAGAGCGCCAACGAAAATGGCATCTGTGGTGGCGTGGTTCCGCTCGGTCAGAGGGACGGCCTCTTTTGCCCCGGTCACGGTGGCGTCCATGTCATGGTCCAGGTAGACCACCACCCCGGTGTCCCCCGGCTTGAACCAGGGGCGGAAAATGAAGCCGCCGCTGTGCGTGACCGCCACCGGCACCTGGAGGATAGGAGGCTGGCTTTCGTACTTGCCGTTCTCCAGATGCTTCGACAGCGGCTGGACATTGACGGTCATCTTCACAGGGTCGAATTTGAGGACTTTCACCACTGCTGCCACGCAGATGCCCTCGGCAACTTTCAAATCGTGGATGCGTTGGTATTTGTAGCTGTTTAGGTCCATGCGGGTCACTCCTCGCTAAAACGGTTTCAGCTCCATAGAGGTTTTCCAGTCGCCCGTGCGCCCCCCGGTGTGTTTCCCCTTCGACACGAGGAACCTTCCGTTGAGGTCAGCCGACTGGATTTTCACGACCTCCGCCGTGGCTACTCCGTAATTGAGCAGGCAGGAGCGGGAAACATGGTCGTCATCGTCTCGGGACTCCCCGGTTTTCTGCGAGTTGGATTTGGTTTCAATCGGGATGGCGACCTTCTCCTCGTCGGCCCGGAGCAAGCCGGAGGTGGGCGAGAGCGTGAGGCCGTTGTTGATGCCGTCGTCGGCCTTCGTGATGTAGACCTGCCCGGTGGTGCGGATGATGAACCGGCTCTTGCACTCGCTGACCACGATTTCTGTCAGGACCTGCTTCAGATTGCCCCGGCAGACCCGGCCTCGCGGATAGCTCTTATTGATGGACAGCTCGCACTTTCCAACCTCGACGCCGAAGATATTCAGAAGGTCCTTCACAATCACCAGCGCCGTGGTGTTCTCAGCGTAGGTTTTGTTTATGAGCTTATTCAGAATTTCATCAGCGCAGGGCTGCACAGTAATCGTGGTGGTCCAGTCAACATTCGCCTGCTTGTGCTTCACCC